CAGAGGTTTTACCCATTTCTCTTGCCCTTTGTTCCATAGCAACAGCAGCTTGAATTTTATGAGCATGCGATCTAGAAGAATTCCTGATCTTTGAGACAGATGCTTTAGCAGTAGCAACGTCCTTGAAACCAAGTCCATGAATAGTTCCTTTAGGATTTTCATCAGTGTATAAATCAGAGTGTTTTTTAGAGTTTGCTGGTTGACCTTTCTTTCTAGGAATACGAGGATTTGATTCTTCTTTCATTGCTTTTTCTAAATCATCTGCTTGTTTAGCATGTGTTTTAGAACCACCTCTTAGTTTACCAACCAATTTTTTTATAAATGGTTTATCATCCTTGTTTAGTTCTTCACCAAGATCTTTATCATCAGAAGCTGCACCAGCTAGATTTTTCTTGACATCAAAATTTCCATCCTTCTTCATCTTTTTATATAATGCCTTTTGTTCTTTATCATCCATTCCAGTATATGCTTGAGTTTGTTTCTTTGTCATCTTACCAAACTCTTCATCTACCTCTCCCATCTCTTGTTTTATTTCATTTTTAATTTCTTTTTTTAGTTGTTCTAATTTTTTCTTTTCTTCTTTCTCTTGATCTATTTTAGATTGTTTTTCTTCTTTATCTTGTTGAAACTCTTGATTAGATCTAGACGCTCTCTCCTTTTCCATTTGCTGCATCACTCTTTGTTTCTGCATCAACTGTTTTCTTTTGTCATCTAAATTTTCTGAGAAATCAATAAAACTTTTCATCACCCTTCATTGACAGCAGTGACATCCCATTTGCTTCTTCCCCAAATATAATCCTCCTCTTTTGCTTTTGCTTGAGAGGTATATGTTGCACGCTCACTAAAATCCTCAGTCCAACAGTTATTACCTTTATAATAAACAGTTCCTACTGAAGATATCATGCTAGTTTTTTTAATATGCCAAACCATTTTTATTAGTTTTTAATTATTTAGGTTTCTTTGAGTGAACACAATACCTTCCATATGATCATACTCATGTAGAAATACTCTTGCAGATAATCCTACTAAATTTAATTTATGTATTTTCTTATCTTCATCCTCATATTTAACTACAATTTCACTTGGACGCACCACATCTAAAAACAATTCTGGATAGGATAAACATCCTTCTTCCATAACTGATTTTTTAGTAGATGTTTTTACAATCTTAGGATTAAAGCAAACCATAATTTCATTATATTCCACATTTCTTATCATAGCAAATGCTCTCTCAGGTATACCAATCTGATTAGCAGACAATCCTAAACCATCATGATGTTTCATATTCTCTATTAATGTCTTAGATAATTCTTTGCGATCCAGATTATAACTACATTTTTTAACTTTCTGATGTAGTATTTGATTATCTTCTGGAATTAAATCTAATATCATTATTTTTAGGAATAAAAAAAGAGACCTCTAAGAAGAGATCTCTTTGTAAGTATGTAAATATTAATTTACATTAAGTTCTTAACAGCAACTCTTCTGTAGTATCTATTAGAGTTGATGCGCAGTCTACCTAGACCTTGAGTAGTTCCTTCAGCAAATGGGTTAGAAACAATACCATATCTGGTCTTGAATCCAATTTTTGGTTGGAAACTATCTGGTCCAACTGCTCTTACCATTTGTAGAGGTACATATGGACAGTAGAATAATCCTGCATCATATGGTGATGTACCTTTGTATCCAACAACATAGTACTGTTCACCAGCATTTCCTGAACCTTGAGCGTTAGCAGCAGTTAGGTTAGCAGAATATGGGTCAATGTACACTCTGAACTTACCATTGATTGTACCAGCAAATGTGTTGCCAGTGTCATCAACATTTAAGTTTGAATTTAATGCTGGAGTGTAGTCTAAGATACCAGCCATTGTTAATGCAGAAGCAACATCAGCAGAACAAAGGATCATGTTACCTTTTCCTCTACGAGTTCTCTGTGCAATAGCATTTGCATCCCTTTCAATCTGGAACAGAAGTCCTTTGAACTTCTCAACAGACCATCTTCCATTTGAGTCAATGTCTAAATCAAAATTACCTGCAGTAGATGTGTTTGAAACAGCACCCTGTTCAGCAGTCATATAGATTGTTCTGATGACTTCTCTGTTGATTTCAGCAAGGATTTCAGTAGAAAGAATGTTTGCTAATTCAGCTTCTGCATTCAATCCATGAATTGCCTTAAGGTCTTGAGCTAGTTCTAAACTGTACTCTGCCTTTAGTGCTCTTGACTTAGCAGTAACAGTAACTTTCTCAATTGAGAATGCCATCTGGTTGAAGGCATCATTACCTGTACCATCAAGTGATTCAGCATCTCCTGTTGGCATACCTTGACCAACTGTGTATCCTGCTTCGTTTGTTGATGCAGTACCAACTGGGTTAAGTGCTGCTGGGTTTGTACCTGCTTGTGTAACTGTACCCAAACCAACATTGATATCTGAGAAAGGTCTAGTTAATGTTGTATCAGAGTTAGCATCTGTTCCAGAGAAAGCAGTATCTGCTTCATTGAATAGTGCTTCAGTTCCACTCTGGTTAGTGAATCTAGATCTCATTGCAAAGATCAAACCTGTTGGTCCAGACATTGGCTGAACACCAGCAAGATCATAAGCAACTAAGTTAGGCATTGCCCTTCTAATTAAAGAAATTAGAACTGGATCAAAACCTGCTGTAGGACCAGCTGCAGTTGAGTCTGCACCAAATCCACCTTGTGCACCAGCTGCGTTAGCAGAGTTTGTTGGTGCTTCCATCAAGTTTATTCCTGATGAAAATGCTTGTTCTTCTTTTAAAAATTTTTCTTGGTTTTCTAGCAAGACAGAGGTTACTGCTCTTCTGTGACCGTCTTTGATTGGATCAAGACCTTCATAGTCAAGTAGTGGTGCCCACTTTTCTTGCAATTGTTCTGATTGGAACATTGCGATTTACCTAATTGTGTGAAATTTACGTTTGATTAATAATTAATTCAGATCTACTTTTTTGTTTTGAAACTACCTAAAGCATTTAAGTAAGCATCCATTCCTGATGAAACAGGAGCTGGTGTGCTATCTACACCCTCAGAAAGGGTTTGTGCTTTAGAGATTTCTTTAGCAGACTCATTAGTTGTTCTTGCAAAGTATGATTCTTTGAGAACTTCTAACTTCTCACGATATTTTTCTTCACTTTCAAACTCTACACTTTCAGCAAGTGAAGCGAGCTTCTCTTTCTGAGTAGCAGCAAGGCCATCAGAAACAGACTCAAGGATACCAGTAGCAACAGACTCTCCAAGTCTCTTGTTTAAACCAATATTCTTGTCTATTTGCTCATTGAGCTTGGTTTCCATGTCATCTAGTTTTTCTACCATGCTTTCAAGCACATCATATTTGTCTTCAGGGATTGTTACATAATGTTCTTCAAATAGACCCTTCATTCCAGAAAGGAATGATTCAGTCATTTCAGTCTTAAGACCGTGCTCAATAGCTAGTTGGTTTTCTGTCATCCATTCTTCAGCAACATACTCAAGATAGGAATCAACTCTCTCTTGTAGAGAGACTTTTAATTCTTCCTTCTCTTCATTGAGTTTTTGCTCATACTGGATTTCTAGTGTGTCTTGAATTTCTTTGATTTTAGAATTAAGAGCAGCTTCAAAGATTGTCTTTGCTCTCTCTTTAAATTCTTCAGATAATTCCTCTCCACCTAATAGTGCATTAACATCATCTTCAATGTTAATACTCTCATCAACAATTGCCTCTTCTGTGGCTTCTTCTGATTGATCTTCAGAAACTACTTCTTGTGAGTCTTCTATTTCCACTTCATCTCCTTGAGATAGTGTACCAGGTGTTGCATTACCAGTTGGCATTGCATCTGCTTTTGCAGCATTTTTAGTAATTACATCAGCTACCTGTTTCAGAGTCGCACCAGGTTCTTTTAACTTGGCAGAATCATCATCTGGTTTGTAATTTTGGGGTGTAGGACCTCCAAGGTCTTCTACTTGAGCTGAATTACCAGCAACAGTTACCCCAGATGCATTACTACCTGCAGTAGGCATAGCAGCATCACCAGGAGTTGCGTTGGCAGTCACAGCAGTTTTAGATTGCTCCATTTCTTGTAATTTTGTACCACGAGACATTTGGATTTATTTAACTTAAATCTATATTTATTTAGTAGATTAAAATTTTACAACGAATTTAGAAAATCGTTGAAAATATTTAATTTATTTTCATCTAGTTGTTTTTTATCAACTAAAGTGTTGATTGTTTTGTATGTTTTGGCAATTTGTTGTTCTCTAAGAACACCACCATCCCATACCCAATCTTTTCCTTCCATAATTCCTTCAACAAAAGCATCAGGTGCAGAAGGGTCTGCCACTATATCAGCAGCAGTGGATAACATGAAGTCATCACTGACTACATTATATCCTTCTTTTGTTGGTCTCAAAGAACCAACTCCTCTTGATGAAACACCAAGTTTTACTCCCTCATCTATGAGAGACTTTGCAATATTTCCCATTGGTGTATTGAGAATTTTTGCTTTTCCTATAAAATTGCTTCCATTCTCTTTGAGAGAAACAATTTTATGTGAAACTCTATCAAGATTAACAGTAGGACCATCTGGATGTCCAAGTTCACCAAGTGCTCTTCCTGTCACAATATTAGATTCATTGTATCTTTGAACTTCCTTTCTTAAGGTGTCTATTGGATACATTCTTCCATTTCTATTTTGAATATCTCCTTGTAAGAAAATACCCTCAATATACATTGACTTTTTACCATTGCGTTCTTCAACAATGAAGTCAACTGATTCTATTTCTTCTCTAATAAGTTTCATTATGCTCCACTAGTAACTTGAACTTGTTGAAAATAAACTGCACCTGTTGCAGCATTGCCATGACTATTTGGTTTTGCCAAAGCAGAAATGTGAACTACATCTCTTAACTCAGCAGTTTGACCATCTCCACTAACAAATGCTGTATGAACACCAACTATAGCACCATAATTATGTGT